GAATCGCAGTTCAGACTCTTTGCGAGTTGGGAGGTTGTTCTTGATGAGTTGCATGGTGTTCGGGCGAAAAAAAGCCCACGCTAGGTGGGCTGGTTGATGGGGTGGGACGGGTCAGGCCTTGCGGTGCAGCGTCAGGATCGCCACCGTCACGCTGACTCCAGGAAATGCGTTTTCAATGGGGGCCGTCCACTCGGCGGCATACCCCGGTATGTCGATCTGACCGCGATGGCTGACAGGCAGCACGGCCACGAGGAGGCCACCAGGCTTCAGCAGTCCAGCAGCCGTGAGCGTGTGCAGCTTGGCTCGGCCCTCACTGAACGGTGGGTTCATCACAATGCGGTCGAAGCGGTCTGAGCAGGCTTCTGACCAGGACAAAAAGTCGGCATTGAGCACGCGCCTGCCCTTGGCCTCCAGTACTCCGCAATTCAGCGGTGCAATCTCAATGCAGAGCGGCTCGATGCCATGCTCAGCAATCACATCAGCCAGGCCGCCCTGGCCGGAGCTGGGCTCCAGCACGGAGTGCCCGGGCTGGATCTCAGCCGCTTCGACGACGCGCTCGGCCAATTCCCTGGGTGTCGGGTAAAACTGGTGTGCGCGCTGGTCGGGGACGCACCCTGACGAAACGATCTGATCAACCACCGGGCCGGGGTTGTAGTCGAACTGCCAGAACCGCAGATGGCCTTTCTTCTGACGAACACCGCCGATACCTTCCAGCACCTCGCAGGCAACCTTCCCCGCAGCTTTTGGGCGCTCGCCATGGTGGAAGTCCAAGGTGTTGGGCAGCTCGCGGGTTTCCTTGCGGAAATCGCCGACGCGTTCAACAAACTCTCGCACCGGTTTCATCTGAGCCAGGATGTTCAGCACTTCAAAGGGCAGCGGCTTGCCCATCATTACAAAGTCTTTGGGCGGCTTCTTGGGTCGTGCACGGAACTGCGGCGGGATCGCCAGCGGGTAGAGGTGGGCCAGGATCTGGTTCAACCGATACGCCATCAGCGGGTGAACCTCCAGATGGGCTGTGCCCACTTTGTAGACCCGAATCCGAAGCGCGCCGCCGTCCAGAGTGACCCACTCACCCGGCTCCTTTCTGGCCCGGGTCACATCGCGCGCCGTCATGTCGTATCGTGGGTCGTCGCGGCCCATGAACTTGGCGATCACGCAGCGCAGGTCGTTGATGATCCCGGCCCGGCTGTGATCGGCAGTGCTCCATTCATTCACCACGCGGCTGACGATCATCCGCTTTCCGAAACCTTCTGGGACGTTGGTGACATGGTCCCCAGACAATGACCGGAATAGGCCATCCACACGCTCAGCCAGGAACTGAGACCGCATGTTGAGCAGGTCGGTGATCGTCGATCGCACCGTTTCTTCTTCGAAATCTGGCGTGGCCTGTTCGATGATCGACTTGTTCCACTCATCACGGCGCTTCTGAGGCATCAGGTCAAGCACGTCGGTCAGGGCCAAGGCCTTGGACCAGTAGGCTGAGTTCAGCGCTGCGATCGCACCCTCGGCAGCAAACAACTTTTCAACCGATGTGGAATAGCGGCGGTCCCGGCTATCGACGTTGCCGTCGAGGAAATACTGGATCGCACCGACCGTCTCGCCCGTCACAGTGGCGGCCAGGTCCTCAATGCGTCTACGCATGACCTGGTACTGGCCCACAAGGCCATCCACCATGTCGGTGGCGGCGGGGGCAAAGAAGGGCTCATCGGCGACCAGTTCAGTGTCGGCCTGCTCGATTGCGTCGAGTTCGGTGCGGTCGTGTTTCATGGTGTCCAGAGAAGAAAAAGCCACCGCATGGGTGGCTTGGGGTATTGGTGGGGCGGCAGGCTACCTTCCGCATTTGTCACTGCGCTTGGCCGCATATTTGCTCATCTTTTTCATGCTGCCCTCCGAAGTTCCCCGGCACCGGCCCGGATATGCCAAACAGGCGGGACATATACCCCGGCAAACTTGTTGATTTGAAAGCCATGCGCAATCTCGGGGATTGGCTCAGGCTGTGAGCTAGCGACGGTATAGGCCGTCCCGCGCCTCGTCTTTTCAGACTCAAAAATGCCTAGCTGCTTGAGCTTGCAAAGGTACTTCCCGGCGTGATGCGTGGAGTACCCCGAGATTTTGGCGGCATCCTCGCGTGTCACTGGTTTGCCGTGTGCTTTCATCAGAGCGATGAATCGCAGTTCAGACTCTTTGCGAGTTGGGAGATTGTTTTTGGTGAGGATCATTTGGGCCTCTGTGCGTAAAAAATCCCGGACTGGCCGGGATGGGTTGTTATGCGGCGCTGGCTACAGTTCGCAGCTTCGACTCGTAGGTTTTGACCAGATCAGCAAAGGCCAGCAGGTCTTTTTCCAATGCCTCAATTGATGTCTCATCACGGGTGATTCGCCGAATGGTCATCTCAAGACCCAGGTCTTTCAGATCAGGTGCCCACAAAACCAGATCAACCCATTGGCGGCCCAGCATCCAGAGATATCCGGTGCATTGGTCGATGTACTCAGAAATATCGCCATCCCCTACGGCGGTAAACAGGGTGTCGCTTGAAACCATTGTTTTGATTTCCAGAACACCATCGTCATCAATAAGTCCATCTGGACTAAGGCCGAAAAGCCCGTCCTCAGTCGTGAAAAAACCGACTTCTTCAACCAGATTGCCGGTGCGGCTTTCGTATGCAATCCGTGCGAAGGCTTCCTGCTCAGAACCGGTTCGCATCGCTGCATTCTGGAACTTGGCCGGTGCTGACCCGCCCAGGCGCTCGCGGGCAGTATCCATCGCATACGAAATGCAAGCCTTGGAAGGCGCACCGCTTTTGAGCCTGTCCCGGCAATCCTTGAATCGACTGCCGGTAATCGCGCCCTTGCGGGCTGCCAGCCATTCAGGCGAGCCCTGTTCGTGATCGTGATGAATCAGCATCATTCCCCCTGTTTGCCAGCGTCAGCAGCCTTTGCGGCCGCTTTGAGGTTGTAGGACTCAGGCTCAAGCAAAGCCCGCTGCTGTGGCGTCAGGCCCCGCGTGTACTCTGCCAGTGACTTCCAGCCCTGCATAGCGGCATCACGGGCTGCGTACAGCAGCTCAGGCGGAATGACTGGGGCAGCACCAGCGCCATCGGTGTCATCGTCCTGCTCGGCCAAACCGGTGATGGCTTTCAGCGTATAGCGCTCCAAATATGTGATGGTCGAAGCGCGGGCCTGAATGGCATTCTTTGCACCGCCAGTATCAGCCGGTCCGCCCATAGAAACCGATTCGCTATGGCCCTGGGAATGGCGCACGGTGCAAGTGACTTCAAGCCATTGCGGCTCGTCCCTGGTGATCTTCCACGAAGCGCTCAAGCCATGCCGGGACAGGGCCGGGGTGACGGCGTTCACGACTGAATGCAGTTCGGCGTAACTCTTGTTTTTGAGAGGGCCGTCCGTGACCTTGCGGTTTTTCAGGATCACCACAGCCTCACCCTTGAACGCGGCAAAGGCCGTGTCATAGGCTTTCTTGGCCTCGTTGGCCTCCCAACGTTCCTGCAAGGCCATCATCTTCTCAACCTGCTCCAGATTGGCACCTTGGCGCATGGCTGCGAGCATGAGTCCCATCGGGGAGGTTTCAGGTACTGCCGGGATGTGCTGCAGTGCGCTGGGCTTTTCTTCAATCATCACCAAGTCAAGCGCTGGGGATTCATTCGTTGTGTTCATGGGGTCTCCAAAAAATCAGCCGGCTAAAAAACCGGCTGTGAAAGAAATTACGAGGAGGGCCAGAAGCCCCGCCAAGGGCCATCCTGCTGTGCGTATCAGATCATCCAGCAGCGAATCAGGCTCGACCACATCAATCGGAATTTCGCAGGCTTGTCGGGCTGGGCAGTCGCGGCCCTGGTTGCAGTTGTGGTTGCAGCAGCTCACAGGCTCTCCGGCGTCAGAGTGAGGACGATCAAGCCCACGATAGCCAGCAGTGCAACAAACGCCATCAGCGCAGTGATAGCGATGTTTTGCAGGCTCTGACGGGTGGAGTATTGGCGGGTCATTGCGCGCCCTCCGCCATCATCACCTTGGCCCCGGCCTTGCCACGCTT